AGACGTCCATGGTATACCGTGCTTCTCGCACCACATGGCATAAGTTGTCTTACTTTTTTTATTGATCTTATTATATGGTGACTGAAACACCATCCTCAAATCTAAATACGGGTTATCTTTTTTAACAGCCAAGATCTTGCGTCTATCCGCCGGATCCCAATACCCTTTAGTCTCAAGTAATACATGATTAGGTAAGACAAAATCAGGAGTATAATGATGTTGTATAGTATAAGATACTCGTTCAGATTCATATTCATAAGAGACCCCAAGCCCTTCAAGAAGGTTAGCTACATTCTCTTCGAGCTTTGATCTATATTTGGTTGGTTTCTCATGCTTGGACTTAAGTTTAGCAAATGCTTTCTTAGCCCAAGCTAGAGATTCTTCTTTAGAAGTCTTCTTCGTCATCGGTGGTAGGTGTTACGTTAGGATCACCAGTCTTAAAACCTGATGTAGTACCGAACAATTCAGCTACTGCATCAGCGTCTAAGTCACCAGTATCCACGCCAGCATCTCCTTTTACTGAGACAACCTGAACACCAACAAGCTTAAGAGAACTACCGTAGGTAACCCCATCCCTAAGAATGTAAGGCTTCTGATAGTACCCGAGCTTAACAGTTGAGCCAGCGTATAAGGGAGTTTTAACATCTGTGACTTGTACTCCTTCTGTGTCTACGACAGGCGGACGGTTATCCTCATTCCATGAGAACTTTATTTTATATTTACCTTCGCTTACTTCTTCCCAAGGTTCAGGCTTGAGAGTTGATCGCTTAGGATTCTTGAGCTTGGACTCTGCCCACTTAAGGACTTCGGACCTCTCAGTTTCTAGCTTGTCAACAGTATCACTGTCAACGATAGCCGAGAGTGAATAACCAAACTTACTAGGAGCTAGTATTGCTTGGAATCCCTCAAGTGTTACAGGTTTATCTGTCTTGTGTATAGTTCTAGGCATCTTCTTTTGCCTCCTCCTTAGCAGGAGCAAGCTCTTTAGCTAGAGTTTGACGATACTCTCTAAGTTCAGTGAGTTTATCATCTACAGCTTTTAATCTTTGCATCTTCATTTCTCTTTCAGCAGCTTGTAATCTCTCTTCAGAGACAACTACTATTGTAGGTTGAGAAAAGAAGCTATCAAATAATGTGTACATTAACAGAAAAAATAAGTTGAATCAATCACGGTTTCCGGTTCAAGGTCTCCTATGATCGGCGGGTCTGATTCTGCCCCTAGTTGTCGAGCAAAATCGTTTAAGTAATCTTGTTTAGCAAAGAGATTCATGTAAGTTTCTCTAACTAAACTAGACAGTATAGACATATCAGTAGCTCTACATAATACAGAATCATGTATTAAAGCTATAGGTGCATCAAATCGTGTGGCACTTAAATGTAGTAATGAAGCATCAAGTGAGTGAATCAAGTTAGGTGCTGTTGCAGCTTTATGCCTAGCTCTATCAGTCTCATCTGTCTCACCTGTTGCGACTCTCATTTCACATCTACCTAGTAATTGTAGCTTAAGTACCTCTACTTTTCTCTTATTAATCTTTTGATTAACAATGAATCCTGATGGTGTTTCCCACTTTAACTCAGTTACACCTCTACTTAAAGCTTTAGCTACTTCATCTTCAATCCATTTCATTACTGCCATTGGACCAGGTACAACTTTTTTCATTGCATCCCTGACTGCTTGTACAGTTATGGTTAGATCATCTTTATCTATTTGAAAACCTTTCTCTAACAGTGCGTCCTTGATGTACGTTCTATTAGAGAATGGTTTAGCATTGTAAGGGATAGTCATGACTGTTCTTTTGACACACTTCCTATCCCAAACTTTGTGTATCGAAACTGGCACGAAAGGTTTAGCTTTCTCAGCTACTACCTTATATGCGTCTTGTGGTCTTTCAGAAGGCAGCACATTGACGAGTTGTGCCGTCTGCTTGTCCATCGCAAGTCCTGCGAGAATCTGGAGACCACTACATGTAGCGTCTGTTGCTACACATAAGCCTGTTGTGAGGCGGGATTGTGAACAAACACAAGCGTAATACTCCTCACAAGCTGCTAAGAATTGCCAAGGCTCTTCCGCTGCCTCCCAGTCACCAATGTTTCCAATAGGATCAGTGGCTACTCTGGTAATCAACGGTATATTGCCATGAGTCCATGATAACCTTTCATCCATCGTAGATTTATCAAGACCATAAGTTGTAGCACATTGAAATGCTAACCAACCCTCTGCTTCAGGTGTTATATCCGATTCGTGAGAAAATCTGATTAACGACTTGCCAAAGTCAGTATCTTGTGGAGTCAAAAAAGCTGGTATAGGGTAAGCTCTTCCTCTGTAATCAAAAGACCACGGAATCCAAAACTCTTTATCCTTAAACCTTCTTGCTGCCTCCATGGTCATGCGTGTTCTACATGATCTTCTAAAAGCCCCTGAATTCTTATTCATAACCTCCGCAGCAGCCTTACGATAATTCTTTCTAGACTCTTTGTTATCTGCTATATCTGGAGGTTTTGGTGGGAGAGGTAACTCTAGTATAGGAATAAACTTTCCTACACTTATACCTTTTTCAAAGAGCTGTTCAGCTACGTTTACATTGAACGAGTTAAGCTTATACCCAACCTTCTGTATTTTATTCAGAAATTGGTGTGGTATATCTCCCTGTATACACCCGTCCTTACCACGTCTCACCATCTTATGACCTTTCATCACCTCATTCAACAAATATCCACCATATCTATTCTCACTCCATTCATTAGGTTCTATCAACATTGGCCATGCAAGTGGTGCAAACTCTTCACCTTTCTTAATGATTTTATCCTTAACTTCTAAGAACTCAGGTGTAGGATATATGTAGTTAACACGCTTGCGTCCTTGCTGTTGCATATGTTTATAGAACCAACCACTTTGAATCATTATAGATTCTAATAACCAACCACCAAGAGCTACTTTAACATCTCTAGACCATGACCTCCAGTTAGGTACATCAGACTTATTCATTAACGTCTGTATTGTAGTAAACTTTTGAGCTGTACCCTTGTGTTGATGCCAATAGTTTTTCTTTAATGTTGCTAATAATCCTGGTGCTATTCTTTCATAGTATCGCATTTGACATTCATCTTCAATTGCTCCACCAATAGCAGCAGTTATGTTAACAACTTGATTACTCTCTCGTTTGTGACTGAATACCTTATCAAAGGTCAGCTTAAGTGCAATACCAGCAGCAGCTAAAGGCTCAAGTTCACTAAGATATTGTCGTATCTCTTTGAAGTTCTTACCTGCTTGACCTTTTCTAATGCGTCCATTTGTGTCTTCAATATGTTTAACTAATGGTCCCATCAATGCATCAATAGAACTAATACCATACACTGTAGCAGATGAGTAACTCTTAGC